CAATATGTTCCACTTGGATATTCTGGAGTAACGCAGAATCTTCCATTATAGCGGTCTAAATCGCCTAATCCTTCCACATACTCATAATCTTCAATATAAGTCCCTAGAGGGTCTGTAAGACCGCTTAGAAGAGCATCTCTGCTAGTCTTGACTCTATAACTGGTTCTGATACGTTTATATGCGTTGAATGGTGCACTGTTCTCAGGATCTTCGTATCCATAAGGTCCGTATATTGGATGTCCGTCATATGCCCAACCAATAATCGGGGAATGTAGTGTAGGAGGTAATTCTTGTAGAGCACCAGTGTTATCAAGACCAATACTATCCTTAAGTAAGAATCTTAGTTGTTTTGGATTATAGAGGTACGCATACTCTCCACCATAGATCAAATAGTTCTCACCTTGGAATACCGCACCACCAAATGCATCAGTGGTCTTAGGTGATACAAATGTACTACTACCTAATTCATTACCAGTTGCTGCTTCGTTTATTGATAATTCCGTAAGTCTAGTTTGGAATGACGCACCAGAACCAGGATATACGATACTAACCTGTGTAGCACCCGCAGTATAACCAATACCTTTACTGGACACTGTAATACCAGTAACAATGTTTGAAGTTAGATCAACAGTAGCAAATGCGGTTGCACCAATACCATCTCCAGTAATTACAACATCAGGAGGACCGAAATACGCACTACCACCAAATGTAACAATTATACTTTCTATCTTTCCGTTAATGATTGATGGATATGCAACAGCACCACTACCACTAATCAAATTAATAGTTGGTTCGTATGTATATTGGGATCCTGCGTTTGTTATGTTGATACTATCTACAGGACCTCTACAAACTGCTACTGCAGTTGCTCCTACTCCTCCGCCACCTGTAATACTTATTGTAGGAACACTTGTATATCCCGCACCACCATTTACTATATTGATGCCAGTTACAATTCCGTCCGTAATTTGTGCGGTAGCATATGCTTGGTTTCCGCTTGTTGCTCCTCCACCTACGATAGAAACGCTCGGTTGAGTTGTATATCCCGCACCACCACTTGTAACGTTGATAGCAGTTACGGAACCTGAGATAGAAACATCTGCAGATGCGGAAATTCCTTCATACTCCCAGTCAATAAGTCCTACAGTCTGTATCCCTGCGGTGTGTATTGGATAAACTGTTGCGGAAGATCTAGCAGGATTGAGTGCTTTATACCTTCTTCCTTGATATGTTACTCTAGTAAGAGACGCATATGCTTTATCTAATTCATATTCTGGTTCAAACTCCACAGTAGGAGGGTTTGTGATATCATATCCAGATCCACCACTAATTCTTTCAATAGATTTAATACCACCATACTTTTTCGTAGTTTCAGACTTATATGAGAATAATGGGACTCCATTCGCTCCAATACCGATCTGACCAATTGGTGTGGCGGTTTTCTGCGATTTAATACTTGGTGTAAGAGGAATACGCTTCAAATACCTCTGATTACCAGGATCTAGGTCTGTAGAAGCAAAAGGACCTATTCTATGTGTTGGTATGCCTGTACTAGCAACTATTGCATCTGTAGATGACTTATAAGTGTTCTGTACGTCTCCTGTAGTATCTTTTATGGCAAGATTGATAGAAGTGTCATCTGACTTACCAAAAGCAAACTCTCTAGCAATATAAAACTCAAAATTGGATATACCAAAAGCAGGAGACGTAGTAAAGACAAACTCGAAGGTAAACTCATCAACAATACCTACAACGGTGTGACTATTGTTGTAAAGGTCTTCTGGAGCGTTTAATATTCTAACAGAGTCTTCTCTAACCAATCTATGCTTCTCTTTTGTCACAACGGTACATCTAACCGTTCCATCTGTTGCGGGTGCTGCTAGGGTCGCTGAGACGCCTCTGAGAGCACGTCTAACATTGTATATAAAACTATCCCAGATAGAATCAAGACTATCAAAACCTGGTGCAGCGGGTGTAGTGACTTTTGAGTCTGGTAAGTAGTATTTTCCACCACCATTAAGAACAACACCTCTAGTACCACCAAATATCTTTAATTGTATCTCTGAACCATCAATATTAGAGTTACCGTAGATTTTAAACGCAGCAAACGTTTCTTGTCCTGCATCATGTGCTACATTGCTTGTATTTTCTCTTGCACGGTTGCAACCAATGAATTGTGTAACTGTTTTATCGGTATAACTGATTATTTCGTCTTCTATCCTAAATCTACCGTTTGTTTCTGGCCATCCAAGTGTAGAATCGACTGTAACAACAGTATCTGTCAAATTACCGCCTAAATCTTGTGCTAGGACTGTTTTATACGGAGTTACGAACGTTCCGAATGAATTATTAGTGTCAACGTCAATTTCGTAGATTGATCCGTTTGCTGTAAAGACTTCTACGACTCCTTTTACGTAAATTCTTGCAGATCCGACATTTGGATCGTTTGGATCCGCTTCTTGGTACAATACTTGCCCAACTAAGTTAATAGGATCGCCAGAAACAGGAACTGCACGAATAATTTCTCTAGAAGTGTAAAATGCATCACTAGGTTTGAATATTCTTTCTCTTGGATATGATATTTCCGATTCTACGCCAAATAGTGTTCTAATAACAAACTGGAATGACCTACTTGTTCCTTTTGAAGAGTAAAAGTCTTTAATACGTTTAATAACAGTGCTTTCTGTTACGCCAGTTGCAAAATTCTTTGGAAATGTTGATAAAAACTGTTCTTTGAACTTTCCAAGCATGTATAGCGGGAAAATATTGTTCAAATTGACAACTTCAGTGCCTAGAGTGTGTGCAGCAGCAGTTGTTGACTCAAATTGATACTCACCTTCCAATCCAACTGCCTTTACAGCGTTAAATCCTCTTGCACAAGTCTGAAATAGAGTTGCTCCCTTACTTTGGTAGTAAATTATCTCATTATCAACCATCAAGAGTCCCTCATCAGGGAAATCTCGTGTAGATGCAACGTCAATCGTTGTAGAAGTAGTTGTAACTGCGGAAATTAGTGTTGTAGTAGTAACTAAGTCTCCATAATTGTCAATATTATAATAATCTGCCCAGTTTTGAATTATATCAATGCAATATCCCTTTAATTCTTGTGACTTATAGTATTCCTTGACAAAATCAATGAACGTAGGAAAACTATCCCTTATAAAAGAGGGAAATTGTCCTGCTATGTTAGTTGATATTTTGGATCTGGACTCTGGACTGACTTCTGATGGTACAGGCGGTTGTGAAACCGTTGTAGTGGGCGTCGTCCACGATCCAACTCTCCAAGAACTATTTGTCATATTGATTAATAGCTAGATTCTGGAATTACTCCTGTTCCAGATAAGTTAGAACCACTACTAATAGTATCTTCTACTACAGTAATGACTGAGTTATCTATACCCATAGTAATGTACGTTTCTCTGAGTGAAACGAGATCATTTGACTTAGGTGTAGCTTTGATTTGTAATGTATTGTTTGTCACACTAGTGGATTGTATAATTAAATCATTAATTACAATTTCACCCATATCATAATCAACGGATCCCCATAATCCATCAATATACTCAAACTCACCAGTACCTTTAACATAGTAAAGTCTCAATGTACCCGCACCATCATCATTTAGATAGTAGGTATTGACATCATCACCCACAATTTTAAATCCACTAGATGCTATAGCAGGATTTGTAGTTGTTTGCATGTTAATTCTATTACCATAACAGATTTTGTAGTTCACACGTTGGTTTAATTCAACTGTAATATTCTTTCTCATGGTAATACGAGTAATATTAGATGTAATTGACCTCTCAGAATCGTCAATTATGTTCTGTGCCTTAGAATATTTGAATTTACCACCAAATTTATTGAACTCACCACTAGAATTGAGTGCAGTAAGTGTGGTAATCACCAAATTTTTGATTTCATCAGGAGTTCTGCGTGTATTGTTGGGGTTATAATACACAAAACTTACCAAATCTATGTAAAGAATGGAAGGATCAATGATTGTTGGTTGAATTGCAGCGATAGAATACTCTCTGAGTCTCTTTAAAACAGAGTTTTTCTCAGAAAGTGATAACTTATCAGCATTTCTTGGTTTGATTGCTAAAAATACCTTGCCATATTCGGGAGGTTCCGCTTCTTCTCCACCATAACATGCAATAGATGCGACGTTTGGATAGATTTGCGGTACAATTGCTTCATAATCCTGCGTAGAAACTGCTCTACCGAACGCAGAATAGAACTTTGGAGCTCCAAATTTGATAGATTCCGTAGATTCTGGTTCTGCTCCTCCATCTGGGAATGAAACTGCAGTGATTGTAATACCAGAAGTTATAGCATTTCCTGCATTATCTCTATAAGTTCCAATATTTTCAAAAACTTTTAATCCATTTGCACCAACTCCACCAGAAGTTGTATATCTTACAGTTACAACATCACCATTATTAAGTGCTTTACCCACAACTCCATCACCAAATAGTATTTCTGGTATCTGATACTCACTCTCTTCTAAGAAAAATACCTTAGAACTAGAATCAATCTTAGTAATATCTGTTGCTTGTAGATATTTTTCTGTAATTGTACCAGAAGTTACCTCTACAATCATAGAAGTTGTATCTACTCTTTCGTTTGTAAGTATAAATCTCTGTCTTTGAGACGTGTCTTTAACAAAAGTATCAGTTAAAAACAGTCCTTCGTATAAAACTGTGTTAGAAAACGTTGCAATACCAGTCAAACTATCTACAGATTGTGCAATATCTGTAGGAACTGAGAAAACAAAGTTGTTATTATCCAATCCTGTGAAGTTTGCAACCAGTCCTGCAGAGATTGTAACTGATTTTGGGTAAGGAAATGGTGTTTGTACTGCAATATCAACTGTAGTGCGTGCTGATCTTGCTGATTTTGGTGTATAACCAATCATTCGAGCAAGTTTTACAACGTTTTCACGTAAAACTGCTGTTTCTAGGAACCCTTCATTGA